CTAATGTGACGGTGGTTCCTGATCTTGGACTTATCTTATTGACTTTTACTTCACTCATGATTTATCTTGTGTTTCCTCTTTTACTGCTTCAGGTAAATGATGTTTTAACTCATCCAGATAATGTTTTAGTAAAATTTCATTATGAGAAAATTTTACTTTTAACTGATTTTGCTCTTGGTGTAGCACTTGAATATTATGCAAAGCTACTTTACCTTCGTCATTCAGTTTGCTTTCATCATACTGTTTGTCGTCTATCGTAATCATCTACGCTCCTACGTAACTGTTACCAGCGGTGATTGCTGCATTGACTGCAGTCATATCTTCATTGGTCCAGTAATCTTTAGCCACCATGATTTCTAAATGTTCAACGTTTCTGCTTACTGTGTCTTTTTTATCTTCAGCTGACTCGTCTGCCATTTGAGAACCATCGATGATACCATTGATTAACTGTACAGAATCGCCCATCGCTTTATAATCTTGAGCGATTTCTTCTGCTGTTTTTACATTTTCTTCCATGTTTCCTCCTTATTCTGTTGCACATGCAACGGGTTTATTTGTATCTAGTTTTGCAAACTCCGCAAGTATGATTTCAGGATCCACCATTACATTACGAGGGTCTGATTCATTATACTTGGTTTCATCCCAAGTTGCACCCATGTGGAATTGCAAATTTTTATTGTGGCTGTAACCAAATTGAGTCCATCTAGTAGATCCCCATAATACCACTCCATGGGTACCTGTAGATGCTGAAAAATGGTTTAAGCAGCTGTCAATCGCAATAAAACCTTTTGCCTCTTTTAATAATTCATGGTTCTGTGTCCAATGTAAATCAGACTTAATAGCACCATGAAAAGTAGGTTCATTCGGTAAAGTACAATCAATAATCGCTGTATCAGGATAATTAGTTCTTAATAAGTCAATCAATCGTTGGCCTAAAAAGTAAGGATAGTTTCTATTTGGATTAATGTTCATGTACTGATCATTCTTATTCCAAGAAGACTGTCCCCCTGATAGTTGTACTAAGATATAATCTTTAATTTGTTTTTCTTCTAACCATTTGTCTACACTTTCTTTTAAATGTTCTGTGTACAGTTTTGGTCTAAGTTTAGGTGTGTATTTTACATCATGTAAATCACAATAACTTTCAATAATGTGTTGTTTACCAAATTGAAAATTAGACTTGTAAGGCTCACTGTAAAAAATGTTTTGGGATGCCATAATACGTGCATCGTTGAGTGGCAGTGTTTGTTCTAGTACCAATTTCACATCTGGATTATTAGCAAAGCATCCAATGTAGGGTGTGTAAATTTGTACTTCTGCTTTTTTTCTTAATTTAGGAATGAGTGCTGTAAATGCAGAACATTTACCTACTCCTCCTTCTACAACATAGGTATTCATATTATCTCTTCTCCTTTATATTTATATACCATGTTATATCTTTGTTTTATCATTTTACAAGTTTTCCTTATTTATTCCTTTGGATTATCTGCTTTGATTTGTGAAATCCTTGCTTTCCAACTTTCAATACCATTATCGTAAATTTCTTCTAGTTGCTTATCCCAAGAACCATATAAAGCTTTTCTAGTTGCTTTAATCTTTTCATTGTTCTCATAAGTCGTTGCTTGTGCATCTAGTGCATCTAATTGTGCATCAGTAGGTTTAGCAATAGATAAGTTCCATTCCTTGATGTATGCACCTTTGCCATTGCTATCATCTTGTAAAATTACATCTTTTGTAAAATCTATTTCTGCATTGACATACTGTCTAATTTTATTTGATAAACTTGCCATATTAATCTCCTATCCTGTATGCGCCGAAATTAGTTCTTGTATCAGCATTACCACCAACTAACGGTGTACCAGAAACATCATCAATATAAGCTTGAAATATTATATAATCAGTTGTTCCATTAAATTCTATAACTTTGTATATAGATGCATTAATATATTGTCCTGGATTAGATTGAAGAGAACTACTTCTTTCAGCAACAGTTGTAGCACCATTTTTTAAAAAATATAAAGCAAATACATTTAGATTTGAAGTAGCAACAGCATCTAATAGTGCATTTGCATAACAAAAATATTTTCCAGCTTTATTTGGAGTAAATCTATATGTTCCAGTATCATAGCAACCATCTGTATCAAAATGTTCTGTATTAACATTAATAGTTGTTCTTACTGCATCAGAAATTGATTGATTTGAACTTAAATACGCTTCAAAAGCTGGATAGTTTTGAATAGAAGCTCTAGGATAAATACTATCTCCATTACCCATTCTAACAGTAGTTACATTAGCATCCCCAAGTGTAATCTCATTGGTAGCTGTTGCAGATGATGCTTGTGCGTTGTAACCTATAGTCGTAAGGTTTGAACCTGTGGTAATTGATGAGCCAGAACTTCTACCTAATGCTGTGTTTAATGTACCTGTTGAATTACTATAAAGTGATAAACTACCTATTGCTGTGTTACTATCGCTAGTTGTGTTTAATCTTAATGCTCCCCAACCAACAGCAATATTATAATCACCTTCTGTATTAGCATTTAAAGTACAATAACCATAAGCTGTATTACCACCACCTATTGTATTAGATATTAAAGAATCATTACCAAAAGCAGAATTTTGACCACCTGTTGTGTTAGTTTGTAATGCTCTAAAACCAATAGCATTGTTACAAATACCTGTCGTATTAGCATTAAGTGAAAAAGCACCAACTGCTGTATTTAATGTACCTGTCGTATTAGCACAAAGTGCATGAGTACCTATTCCTACTTGGTCATTTGCTGTAGAACTTTGTAATGTTCTAAGTCCAATAGCAACATTACAATTTCCAGAAGTTGCTAACACTCTAGCAAAATATCCTAAAGAAACGTTAAAAGAACCAGATGTTTGACAACCACTAGCAACATAACCTAATGCTGTATTATAGTTTCCTGTTTCATTTTTATTTAAAGCAAGATAACCAACTGCTGTATTTTGTGTACCTGTAGTATTATCCTCAAGTGCTTGGTATCCGACTGCTGTGTTGCTGGAAGCGGTGTTAACTTTTAAAGTTTGAGCACCAACAGCTGTATTTTGTGCACCGCCATCAGCACTTTGCATAGCATAATCACCGATAGCTGTATTATTATTTGAAACTGTGTTAGCTTGAAGTGAAGCTCTACCTAAAGCTGTATTACTACTACCTGTCGTATTGTAATACATAGATTGAAAACCCACAGATGTATTTTCATTTCCTGTTGAATTTAAATTTAGTGTTTGATAACCTACAGAAGTATTAGTAGAACCTGTGGTGTTAGATTTTAAAGCATCTCTACCTATTGCTGTGTTTAATGTGCCTGTCGTATTAGCAAAAAGTGATTGATAACCCACTGCTACATTGTTGGAAGCTGTGGTATTAGATTGTAATGAAAAAGAACCTACTGCTGTATTAGTATTGCCTGTTGTATTACTACATAAAGCATTATGTCCAAAAGCATTATTAAAACAACCTGTTGTATTTGAATATAAAGATGAATGACCATAAGCTTCATTACGATTTCCTGATGTATTAGTATTTAAAGATTTATATCCAGTTGCTGTATTATAGTACCCATCTATATTTGATACTAAAGAAGCTCTACCTATTGCTGTATTTTGTTGTCCTGTTGTATTTGCTGTTAATGCTTGGGAACCAATAGCAGTATTATAATTACCTGTTAAAGAACCATCGTCTAATGCTTGATCTCCTAAAGCAAGGTTTTCAGTTCCTACAGGATAATTACCATCTAGTTTGATTGTGCCACCATCTATGCTGACGTTACCGTTAACCGTTAAGCTAGATAAAGTTCCAAGTGTATTTAATGTAACTCCACTAGGTATTGTAATCGTATCTCCACTATCACCAATGGTTAACGTGGTTCCTGATTGTGGTATGACCTTATCGACTTCTACTTGACTCATTATAATATTACCAATGTTCCTGTTATTGTTTGTGTACCTGTAATGGTTACAGGGCCTGCGAGTACTCCTGACTCTAGCGTTTGATCTTCAGAAATAGTTGTGGAATGCGTTACTACATACGGAGTTGCATCCATAACTGGACTTATTGTTTTTTTAGCTGGAATAGTACAGAATACATCTTTAATTCCTGCAGAAAAATTAACCGCTGCATCAGAATTAGATGACGATAAAATAGTGTCTCTTGATAATGTATCTGGTGTTGCATCGGTTACCGTGCCAATACCTACTTCCCATTCTCCTGGAATTACATCAGAATTTACGATTGTATAGTACGTAGTATTCCCTGTACCTACACCCGATACAAATGATTCAAAAGATTGAGAAGCACCACTTAAAGAAAAAGTTCCAGTTCCTGTAGTGGTACTTGTCTCTTTAACTCGATCGTTAATGACAAGAGCCATCTATCCTCCTTAACTAATTCTTAATATCGCTGCCGATGTTGTAAATGCAGGAAATTGAATAGTGAATGTACCAGCTGTTGCTGTTTTATCACCGCCAAAATCTAATGCACAGACTGCTTTTTTACCATCAGTACTATTGTAAATTAAAGCACCTCTTGCTGTTAATGTTACTCCTGTAAACGATAAATTTGCAAAGTTTACAATTGCTACACCCGATGCAACTGAGGTTTGTTGTGATTGTAATTGAGAACCTCCTGCTGCATACTGTCCTGAAGGGGACACTTCATTACCTGTTGTGTAAGAAGTAGTTGCTGCATTGATTGTAGCTGTTGATTTATACAATGCTAATTTAAAAGCGTCTCCGCCTGAATCAAAATCGTGTACTCCATCCAAAAGTTCTTTTTTAAATGAATTACATACTGCTTGTGTTATTGCCATAATTAATCTCCTTTAATATTACGGTGATGGAGATGCTACTTGTATTCGTGGCACACCATCATCAAATTCCGAACGTCTTCTTCTACCCATTTGTTGAAGAGCAAACGCTTCTATCTCTTCATTATACTTACCTTTATATAAATTGTACATATCCATTGGTCCTTTTAGGTAAGAAAAAGCCTCAGTAAGTACACCATGCAAAAGCATAGATTCTTGATACTGTGACAAATACGTTGTATTGGAACTAGTAAATCCTGGTGGATCAATTATGTAATTTAACTGAACTGCATAAGCTTGATCTGGAGTAGGCGCAACTACAATGTTGTTATCGTCCCAATTAGCGTAATATTTTGGCTGACCAGTTGCTCCTGAGCTATTATATTCAGATATAAAACTTGTGTCTCTTTTCTCCATAAAGTTTCTAGTTCCTGTTTGATTTGTGGTACTAAATACTTGTAAAGATCGTATAATTAAAAAATCTGCAGGCATCACAAGATATCTTTTATTAGCTGTAAAAGAAGATGTAGCGTATTTTCTTAAATCATCATAATCAACCTTACCTGCCACATCAAGTTCTGTATTTCTAATGAACTGAGAGATTAGAGTATCTGATAATACGTTAGAATCTACTTCTGTGTAGTTTCTTACTTGTGTTAAAAAATTTGAATAAGTAATTGCCATTATGTTATTGTAATTGTTACACTCCCTACTCTAGTTCCCATTTGTCTTTTATTGTTTTCTTCTAAAGGACTTGTTGAAGGTTGCATACCATTAGAAGTAAATTGGCCATCCCAATACTGAGGATCTAAATATACCGTAACAGGTGCAGATCTTTGAGGTCTTGCATTCCATAACGCTACAGGATCCGCCATATGAGGCTTTGGATCTAATTGAGGATGTTTAGCTTCAAATTCAGATATGTGTACCCAAGAACCATTCCATTCTTTTACCATTTCTCGATATGGAAAAGCTTGTCCTGATCGATCCGATATAGACTGTGAGTATTTTCCTTTTGCGTAAGCCATTAAGATCCTTGTGGGTAATAAACATTAGGAGTGATGTACACCGATGTTCTTTGTCCATCTTCATCTAATGCTCTTTTTAATTCATCTTCGTATAAAAGTTTCATTGCTTGTATTCTATCAGGTGCATGTTTTTGTGATAAATAAAAAGCTAATCCAGATACCATACATGGATAAAATCTAAATGGCATATCAGTGGTATTGGTGTAAGCTCCTGCATCTTGGATTCTTGCAAGATAATAATAGAATATATTTGTCACGGCGCTCGTATCAGGAGCCAGATATAAACTTATTGTTGGTGTAATTTGTCTATTTACGTAATATTGAGAAGGAGTTCCTGTATCAGTTTTATTTGGAATTGCAATGTATTCAGATCTAGATATTTTAGTTAAAGTTTGTTGAGTACCACCTGTAGTAGTTACAACAGCTTCAAGCACATCATTACAATCACT